ATACGAATTTAATTTAAAAAAAAAATATATTCGTATATTAAATAAAAATGTCTGGAGCTGTAGCTGCTCATGCTTCGTATAACGGAAGCGGGACCCAGGGTCTTGCTGTTACAAATAAAATCAGTGATTCATCGACCGGTGATGTAGTATCTGTTTTCTGGAACGACAATGATACTTCCCGTCAGCTTCTATACGGTTCGTCTACAATGGAGGTTCCCACGTCGGGTTCTGGTAAGAACGCTTCATGGGGTGGCAGCCAGATTTTCACGGTTAATAATGATGTAGATTGTGTAGGCGATATGTATTTATCGCTCGCAGTTGAACTAAACAAGCCAGCTGCGAGTACCGGTGACATGAAGACGACCCTTCACTTTACTGAACATTTTGGCTATGCGCGCGACAAGAACTCGCCTCCATCCTCCGTCGCAGCCGCGTTTACTGTAGGCGGGACGGCACTGGGCTTCGCACCGTCGCCCGCCGAGCTCTTGGCCATGAGCGCTATAGCTGGGTTGTCGGGGTACGCCGCCACCACTGCCGTGGACAGGGACGTAATTAAATTTGCACCTCCTGTATCCGGTTCCAATTTGTGGACACTGACCGGTACCCTCACAGCCGCCAACACCACAGCCGCCGCGACCTATATTTCTGGCGCACCCGCCGGCGTCGCGGTCCCAACGCCACTGGATTTGCGCCTCATAACTTTATACACCGATGACATTAAACTTCTAGTAAGTGAGTATAACGATGGTTCGGGCGATCGAGACTTCGTCGTGGCGTATGCCGCCGCCATCGCCGCTGGCCAGGCCGCCACCGTCGCCGGTCTCGCCGGCCAAGCCGCCCGCCTCGCCGCAGTTGCCGAGGGAGCCAATGCGCGAGGTGCAATGTTAATGACAATTTCTGACGCTCAAGCGGCTGTAAATGCTTCCGACTTGATCGGCAGCAGCAGGCCTATCTCTGTCCCTGGGTCGGACGGGCTCACCTTCGCCGAAGCCACCGTTGACCCCACGCCCATGCCCTACGAAGGGCCCACCCCGAGATGGCAGGAGTTCTTTGATTCTGTACCCAATAACTCATTGTATGTTGACGGCGCAGGGCTGTCCGCGCCGACCGATGTAGCAACATGGACACGTTCGGGTAAATGGGCTAAGTCTAATCTTACATCTAAGGTAAAATTCCCCCTTGCTAATATAATCAAGCGTATCGAGTTTCAGGTAGGTACACAGATTTGGCAGACACTTGAATACAGCGACCTTCTCGCTATTAACGCCACTGAGCTCCCCGAGAGTTCATATAATCGTCTTGGTCTTCAGACCTCTGGTTTCGTAAGATCTGATGGTCAGAGGGAGCATACGGGTCCCCCAAGTTGGGCCCCAGGTGCTAAGTACCAGGCATTTATTCCTCTACCAATGCTTACTAAGTCCATTGCGCCCCAGCTCGAAAATTTCACCCAGCACTCCGAGGACGGTTACCTAATGGCCGCCGCGCCTCATCAGAATGTAAAGGTTAAGGTTCACTACGCGACATTCGCCGATATCTTTAAGGCAGACAATGTCTACGCCAAGGAGGGCTGGAATGATAGCGCGGGTCACCAATATGTTTCTCAGGTAGAAACGCCGTGGGTACCAACAGCCACTCTTTCTACTAAGCTATACGCCCAGCACATGATTATGTGTAACGAGGAGCGCGAGCAGATGAAGAACATGGCCAATGGTATTCCCAAGCGTCTCAAGATGACCCAGAACGTAAATGTTCCGTTCCCTGCCAAGATCTACCCAGATCAGGCAATCACTGTCGACCTAGACCATTATTCCATCTACGGTTCGCATCTTATAATCACCGCCAGTTTCCCTGGGTTGAGCGCCAAAGATATGCCGGCCCTAAAGTATGCCGAGCTTAAGCTTAACTCGTCTTCCTTTTCGGGTCAGTTGGACGGCACTCTCCTAAAGGGTATCACCAATAAGTCTCTTGGTCTATATGCTAACGAATTCAACCTCGACAAGTCACAGTTAGATACTGGCATGGGCTACTATGTTTTCCCATTGGCTGCTCGCGCATTCGGCGGGTCGTCGGTACCCCTTAACCGTTTCGATAACATCCGCCTTCTATTAACTTTCAGCCACCCCGATATCACTTCCAGTGGTATGGCGATTGCTAGAGGCCAAATTAATGTAACTGGTGTAGGCGAGACAACCGGTCTCTACAAGGCTGGTGCGGCCTCGCTTGCTATGTACTAAATTAAATACATTTCATACATAAATTTAATACATAAAATTAATACATAAATTTAATACATAAAATTAATACATAAAATTAATACATAAATTTAATATACGAATTTAATTTAAAAAAAAAATATATTCGTATATTAAATAAAAATGTCTGGAGCTGTAGCTGCTCATGCTTCGTATAACGGAAGCGGG